TTGAATACCTCCACTGTCTGATATTACAAACCTGCACTTGCTTAACCTTTCAATGAACTCCTCATAAGGTATAGGGTCAACTACATTAACATGTTTTAACAGGTCTTTATGCTTTATCACGTTCGGGTTAGGATGTATAGGTAAGGTAAAAGTTAGCTCAGGGTTTTGTTCTGCTATCGCATCTAAAGCTGCAAACCACTCAGCCATTTTAAAATGATTCTCTCTTCTATGTAATGTTACTAAAACTTCATCACCGTACTCAGGCTCTAAATGAGTTAAATTATCACATACGGTATTACCGACAACCTGTAAATGTACTTTATTAGTGGAGGTTTTCTCTCTCATTATATTTTCATAGTTTTCAGCAGTTGGACATAAATGCACGTCTGCGAAACTAGAGATAGTTTTACGATAGAACTCTTCAGGATACGGGTGCTGTAAGTTGTACGACCTTAACCCTGCCTCTAAATGAATAACTTTAATACCTCTATGAAATGCTGCTAATGCAACTGCGAAGGCAGAGGCAGTATCTCCTTGAACTAAAACATATTTAATATCATGAAATAGAAACTCTGTATTTGCAACAGCAGCGAAAGCAGCATCTAATCTGTTTTCACATTTAGGGAATTCTAATTTATAATCATATTCCCCTTGAGCTAAGTCCTCATGTTGTCCTGTAAACAATACCATATAAGGTAACTTAAGTTTCTCGATAATAGGTTTTATCTTAATCCATTCAGGTCTAGTACCGTAGCTTAGCAATATCATTTACTGTCTCCCATCCGTTATCTATTCCATGCTTTACACATTCATCTCTTTGTTGATAAAACAAAGGTATGGACATTAGACTTCCATTTGAACTTGCTTTATCATCAGTCCCATACTGCCACCCTAACACTGAAGAGTGTAAGTGCGGTGTGTACTTAGAGTGAGGAGGTACGAATGTTTTTATACCTCCATATCGTTTAGCACAATAGCTGAACTGTATGTCCTCTCCATTGTCCCAAGTGAAAGGTTTTTCTATCCATAAATACTTAAGCCACTCCCTTTCAAAGAACCAGGCGTGTCCTACTAAGTCGACTTCCTCTACATCTTCATTAGGAGGTTCTCCGTTCCAACCCACTCTTTCATGGTCAACATAACTCATGGAGTTGAGTTTCACTCCTGCACCACCTAGGATACCTCTGTAACCTCCTTCCATACAGCCCATGCAATTTATAAACCATCCTGGAGCAGGTATGGTATCATCATCAAACATAGCTATGTATTTTGTATCAGCGAGTAGTGCTGCTGCAAACCTTCCGTAATATTTCCAATTATAGTCATTCCTAAAAACTTTATCTATATCATACTTACTCGCATCAAAATCTTTATTATCTTCATGCGCATTAATCCAAAGCCAAATCTCCTTTGGTTGGATGTTTTGATTTCTTATAGCTTTAATCTGCTCTTCGAGATATTCTTCCCGACGATATAAATTAAGAATAACTGTTATATCTCTAGTAGGTTTTTCCATTGTAATAATATTTCTTGAGGTTCCTTATACTCTGCTCCTGATTCAGCAGAATCTAGTCCATGATAATGTGTGCCTGTAGCCTCGCACTCAGCTTTAATTAAATTAAAAGTTTCACTTAACGAGCTATGATATACATCTGTAATACCGTCATACATCTTTTGAGTGTTAGGCTCATAACCATTGATAATAGCTTTACCGTCATCTACAAAAGATTTAACGTGTTCTGCATAATAAGGTTGGTCTGTAACTAAACCATAAAGATATACTTTATCAAACCCATCATCTAATGCTCTTTGAATGGATACGTGTGTGTTTTTATTTTTATCCACGCTTCCAATGACTCCCGCTTTTTTACCCGGATGAGATTCTGTTTTATTTAACTCAGTAATGATATTAGGTATAACCTTTCCAGGAACACCTTGCCAGAACATTTGAGAATTAGAAACGTAAACAACATCATCCCAAAAAGGTTTAACCTTTTTCACTTCATAAACATCTTTCTCGTGACAAGCTAAAATAACTTTTTTAGATGCTTCAGGTCGTTCAGGAAACTTCAGGTAATGTATAATTAAAATCTCATCTTTTTGATTGACTTGTGCCTCAGCTATATGACCTGATTTGCATTTATCTCTATGGTAATCATGAGGACCATAGAAAGTACAGTCCATACCATTAGCATTCATGTAATTACAAAGGTTTATAAAGGAGGTAGTAGAACCTCCAGGATTAGACCAACCAGATATTATTTTAATTTTCGTCATTGTTTATAAGTTGTTTGTATAAATCTAAACGGTGATGTATAACTTTATTAATGTCATACCTTTCATTAACAATGTCACTTAGATTCTTACCCATCTCTCGTGCATGTTTCGGGTCTTTAATACATTTAGATAAAGCCTTAACCCAATCTCCTATTTTATTTTCTTTTGAGATTAAATATCCTGTTACGCCATTTTCAATAACCTCATCATAACATCCACAATCAGTGGCTACTAAAGGTAACCCATACCTACCTGCTTCCATTAACTTAATCTCAGATTTAGAATCATTGAAATCATTCCATTCAAGAGGAGCTATGGCTACGTCTATATCTCTATAAAAAGCTCCATACCTATCCGATGGCATTGCGTTGTATACTGACCAATTCCTATGCTTAGTTCCACCTGTTAGCAACCTTTGATATTCATCCCATACATTCTGTTGCCAATCATTAGGGTCTACATCAGGAGTCAGTGGAGGTCTACCAAAGAATTGCCAATAAACTTTCTCAGGACCTACTCTACCGTTAAGGCTAAGACCTAGACCTCTAATCTGTTTTACATCTTGTTCGTGATGGATACCTCCTACCCAACCAATCCTACAGGGTTGTTTAGATTTAGTTCTATACTGTCTCGGTAAATTCCAACAAGGTAAATCGAAATCAATAGCATTCTTAATAACTGCTAAAGTACCTGAACAAAATTCAGATATGCGATGTGCGAACTTAGCTTGTGTTACTGTTACAAGGTCAGCGTTATAATAAAGAACTTTGGTTAGCTCATCTAGTTTTCTTTCTTGATACACATCGTAAAGCCTATGACCTTTGTAAAGATTGGTAAGTAAATCATCAGTATCGTAATGAATAAAACAACCATGGTCTTTTGCTTTCTTATACAGCTCTATCATAAACTGAGGTCCAAAGTTAGATATGTTCTGTGTCATCATGATATCAGCCCATTCTAAATCTTCAAACTCTCCACTCATGGCTCCTGTCTCTGCATTCCACCCTAAAGGGTTCTGATTAAACCGAACCTCTACATCATCAGCACAATGTTGTTGTAACTTACCAAAAGGCATTAACGCACGGTAATAACTACAGCCACCTTCGTTTGCTGCTACCACTAATATTTTTAATTTATCTTTCATAATAAGAAAAAGGGTTACTCCGTGAATCTTTTGATTTAGTACACGCGATGCACTGATAGTATTCTAGAGTAACCCCCAAACAAAAAATGTTTCTACTTAAGTCCCTTTAAGTGTTTTAGGTAATCTTCTCCATCTTCTTCAGACGATGTAACTACATCTGCAGCTTGTCTCGCCTGTTCCACAATATCGTCTCCTGTAATCCCTAGGGACAAAGACTTTAACTCATCATAAGATGCAGGTTTTACCAGACCTTGAATGTCGTGAAGCTTGTCCATCCAAACTGCCACTTCTTGGTCTGTGCCCGCTTCTGATTTCGCAGGTTTTGGAGAAGACTTATCATAGTTTGGCCATTCTCCTGATTTATCTTTTACGATTTTAAAATCATTACCTGTCTTAAGATTAGTAATGTCTCCGTAGTCATCATCAAAGAAGCAGTCTAAAATCTTACTGAATAACTTAATACCTACAGATAGAATTTTGACCTCACCTGTTTCACGCTCTACTGCGTTTAAATAGAAACGCTTGCGAGCTTTGATTTGACGAGCAATGCTCATGTTACCCTCGTCCTTAGTGTTCCATAATTTAAAACTTAAATCACATAAAGGACACTCATGCCCTTGAACTTTAGGACAATGATAGTTCTTATCATTGATTCGGTGAATGCCTGTCTCTGCATAGAAGTTGTCATCCTCAGTCTTTCCAGGAAGTATCCTTACCTGAGTCGTACCTTCTTCCATCATCAAAAACTTCTTAAGGAAGTCTTGAGTGTCAGCGGCAGGCTGCTTATTGATTTGATTATATTTTTTACGTAGTTCTTCGATGTTTACCATGTTATTATTAGTTGTTAATTAGTTGAAAATAGTTTTGCTTCTGCTCTTTTGTTAGCAGAGATTTGCACAAGACAATCCTTTTGATGGTCGAGCGCGTTGACTAGACTTTTGGCTAGAGTGTATTTACCGTCAGCCTTTGCTAGTTTATTTTTAAGTTCTACAATCTCAGGGACTGAAAGAACATATGAGTTTAGTGCAGTCTGTGCAACCTTCTTGCCTATGACAGCCATTTCGGAAGCTCTCTTCTTCATAGTGATGGACTCTTGTTTGTCCAAGTCTATAGACAGCTCGTCTCTAACTTGCTTAGCGTATGATAGAAGTCCTGCAAAGTAAGCATAGATAGCAGAGTGATTCATCAATGTGTTATCAATCTCTAGCTCACTAATCTGTAAATACTTTTTAGATATCGTAAGGTAGTCGTCTTCAAAAGTATCGTATAGTTGTACAATCTCGTTATTCATATCTCAGTATATTATAGCCTTAGTATTGAAAAAAATTAATCTTGATTGTAAGGTTTTTCAAACAGGTACAAGAATAGTTCATGATTCAAAGATGCGAACAGTTGAAAACCATTTGAAGTGATGGTAGTTAGGAATTCATTCTTGATTCCAGGCATCTCATCATCATCTCCTAAGCCGAACATATGAAAAACAACATGAGTAATCTCGTGTAAAAGTGTTCCCCTATAATCAGAATCAGATTGGTTAGGGTCTACGTAAATTACATTAGTAGTAAGGTCTACATATCCGTGTAAGTCATCCTCAGATAAATCTTTATGTTCTATCTTGTATGTTTTAAATCCTATAAGTAATTTCATAGGATGTTGTGGTACTTCTTTTTTATCTTTTGTCATTGTGCTTGTGATATTACTAGTCTTTCGTAATCCATACGTGCCGGGATAATAAACCTAGCTCGTCCGTTTCTTGATTTGATAACATAAACTCTAGATTTACCATTATCAAATTCTTCTTCATTTTGGTTAATAGATAAAACCAAATCACATACTCTAGTCTTTCCGTAAGAGTCGGCTAGCTCTGTGTCTGTGATTAAGTTAACTTTCTTTCCTTCTCTATTAGTTTGAGTGGCAGTCCACATTAGACATTTGTATTCAATAGCCATACCTCTCAATTCCTGTGCTAGCCTTTCTTGCGCCTGATATTCAGGTGTTTGAGAATCGGTAGCAAGTAGTTCTAAGTAATCTATAATAATAACGTCAGGTTGAAAACTTTCGTAGTTTTGCAACTGTTGAACATACGCTCTAAGCTGATTAACAGTAGCTCTCTTTGTAGGAAACTCTTTTATCTTTAGGTCACCTCTATCAGGTACTTGCTTTGTAACTTGACTGAGTCTATCCTTCAAATCATCACATCTGTCCTTTAACTGCTTTTGCCTGATTCGAGAGAAGATACTATCAAGTCTCTGAGCAACCCTATCTTCAGACATCTCCAAAGAAATGTAAAGAACGTTAGAACCATCTAAGCAAGACCGTACAGCTTGATTCGCTAGATACAGAGATTTGCCTACTCCAGGAGGGGCGACTACCATTGCCAACTCCTTATCCGCTAAGCCTCCTTCCAATGCTTGATTCAAAGACTCAAAGATAGTCCTATGACTAGCTTCGGAAGAGTCATTTGTTAAACGGTCCCAACGTCCATCTACATCTGTAAAGTAATCCAAGCCTAAATCTACATTTCGGCTTACAGTTAGAGCGTCTCTCATGATAGGCTCTATCTCGGAATACTTTTTAGATTTAACCATCTCTGCAGAACGAATGATAGCGTCTTTTAGAGATTGTTCTTTTGCGAAACTTTCTACTAAATCTAATAAATAATCTTCATTATTTAATGAGTTTTGGTCTAAGCTATTAATAGCATCCAACTCATCCTTATAATCGGATATCAACTCATTAGGAGTTTTTATCTTTTTAACATCCTGCAGTATAAAATCATCTGAAGGAAGCTTTTGATACTTCAAATAGTAATCTACGATAATCGTATATATCTTCTGATGAGATGGAAACTCAAAATACTCAGACTTAATCATTGGCATAGCCTGAGTCAAGAAGTTACTATCTGATTTTGATAGGTAGATAATACCCCGTTGGATATTCTCTGAAAGTTCGTAAGTGGTAGTCATTACGATATAAAAGATTATAAGTTAGTAAAAATAGTAGAAAAAAAAGTATTATATTCCGTTTCCTGTAGAACCGAATCCAGATTCATTCCTAGAGGTTTTCTCTTTGAAAAAAGTTTCTTTGTCGACCGAACGTAACTCAACACGAGGTATTTCATTAATAACCATTTGAGCAAACCTTTCACCTCTCTCAATAGTAAAAGGCATGTCGTTTTTGAGATTTCGAACAGCCACCATAATAGGTCCTTTATACCCACTGTCAATAGTTCCAGGAGCATTTGGGATTATAATACCTAGCTTGGCGTATGAGCTTCTAAGTCTAATCTGACCTTCGTAACCTACAGGAATGTCTACTCGAAGTCCTACATCTACAAGTATAGAATCTCTAGGACCTATGCATACACCTTCATTTGAGTAAAGGTCAAATCCTGCATCGTTATCGTGTTTGTATTCCGGGTCAGGGTTAGTTGACGTGTTTAAAATATTTACTGATACCATTTTTAATGTGTTCTGTTTTTGTTTGCTACTTTTGTATAATGAACATCGTTATCCGACATTCCTTCTGCTAGCTTCTTCATTGCTTTAGTTCTATTTGTATCACGAGCTTGTTTTTCTTTCTCTGTTATCTTTTTACAGTAACCTTGTTTCTCAGCAACCTCGTGATTAATTTTATATTCTGAATAAGGGGATACTCCTTTTTCTGATTTAATAGCTTCTTTTGTATTCTCTATCTCATCTTCCATCCACCTATGTTCAGTTTTAGCTTTGTCTCCTTCTCCTCTCCCGTCCGTAAGCCCTAAGCCATGAGCGTTTATAGCCTGACCTCGTGCTGTTCTGTTACTTGGTGTTCCACATTTATGACAGTCCTGTGGTTCATTATATTCACTCATAGGAACAAGGTCGGAGAAAACCAAGTCACAGCTCGAACAGTGATAATTATAGGAGGGCATTATATTTCACATACCCCATCTACACAATTGTCGATTGAGGATGACAACTCTTCTAGCTGACCTTCTTGAATTAACTTATCAACGTTAACCTTTCTATGGTCTAGAATTGACAAAGGTTCATTACCTCTAGAGCCTGCTCTGTAAAACGTAACTCCTTTCAAATCATGAGCGTACGATAATAAATCCTCGTACAGAACCGTCGAATTGAAATCATTAGGAAGGTTACATGTTTTAGATACAGCAGAATCTATATGAGCTTGAACTACAGACTGAACCTTCATATGTTCCTCAGGTGTTACATCGTAAGCACCTACACAATGGCTCAGGTCTCTACCTCGTAAATACATCTCTTTAAATAAAGGGTCAATAACGACATTCTCATTATAGACTCCTGGAGTTGATGTCTTCCATCTTCTAGTATAAAGAGGTGAGAAGATAGGTTCTAATCCTGTTGATACGCCTAGCACCATACTAATAGTTCCTGTAGGCGCTACCGTTAACATTACTG